GTGGCTCGGTTTTGATGTTCAACTTTCATCTCCCGTTATATATTGATTCCGAAGCGATGGCTTATCCACAGATTAAATTCGAGATCTCTTTTGACAGCGGCGCAACATGGACCCAACATTATCACAGAAGCGTAATCCCCGCCGATACTAATGTGATACCTCCTCCCGGGGGCATCACTTTACGCGATGGCTACCGAAATACTGTCCAGATTCTTTACGGATCAATGCTGCTCAACACACAGGCCGTTATCGATGCGACCAAATATCAATACAAGCTTTCCTCCAGTGTTCGGACTGAGATTGATATTGTGGATATCGGTCGGGACGGGCTTGGATATACTATTGAAAATAATGAATCTAAAATATTTGTAATCACCTATGAGCTGGGGATTTAGAAAATGCCAAGTCAGCCGAAGAACCTTACGATATTGACAAGGGCCTTAAGGAAACTTCTTGGAACTCAGGGAGGGTGGATTATTGTCAATGGCAGACCTCGTATTGATGATCAATCCATCACGGTCCCGACGGATCAACAGATTGACGAAGAGTATGCCAAACAGGAAGTGATCTGGAAAAAAGAGCAGCTGCGCTTGTCTCTGTACAGGCACATACATAGCGCATACCCGCTGCATGAGCATACCCGCGATCTGCAAAAACACGGATTGTACCAATCATTTTTAACAGAGGCCGAATTCAGCGCTGCCGAGACTGTCAGCTCGGCGCTGGGGACGAGCAAACACCTGGTTGAAAACATAGGTAAAACCGTTAATCTGGATAGCGCCGCCACGACCGCGGTCGGTAGTATAGCCCCGGGAAAGCTCAACAAGTTCCCCGGCAAAAACAAGGCGCAAAGGACAAAAAACGCCAAAAAAATGATGAAAAAAATCATCGAGGTGAATTGGAAAAACGCGTGGATAGAGGCCTGCCATGTGGCGCTGGATGAGGCGATCGAAAATGATCGAACGCAGGCCACTTTTCCACCGTTTCCAGACGCGCTCAAAAAATCAGAGTAAAAAAAATGAAAAAAATAGAATTGCCGGGAAAGGTCGCGCAAAACAACCTGGTGGAGCTCTATGGCCCGCTGCGGGTCGAGCTGCTGTCGAGCGGACGGAAAGTCCGGCTGACCGAAGACTACAAGGTGCGAACAACAGTCTGGCCGCACTCACAGGTTTTGGTGCCCCTCGGATTCGAGACGGATTTCGCCTCCGTGCCGCGCGTCCTGTGGTCGGTGCTGCCGCCGTGGGGCCGCTACTCACCCGCCGCGGTCGTGCATGACTGGCTGTATTTTAACCGCCAGAATATCTTCGCGAAACGAAAATGCGCCGACAAGGTTTTTTACTGGCTGATGAAAAAATTCAGGGTGCCGTGGTGGAAACGGCGCGTGATGTATCTGGGAGTGCGCATCGGGGGAGGGGCGGCCTGGCGCAGATATGGAAAATGACAGGCTGACAGACGCGCTGAAAGAGGCGTACGCCTCGGCTCCGCAGGACGACGTCACGTTCGAAACGCTCGAGCTGTACCACTCGACGTTCATCGACGAGGACGGCGGTACCGGACCGATCCGTGTTGTCAATGATTACAGGGATTTGGAGGCCGGTCTCGAGAGCACCGCGTTGGCTGATGCCGGTGAGATGGTGACATTCACCCGGTTTGCGTTCGAGGTCAAGCTGCCGGTGGTGTCGGAGGGCCCGCACAAAGAAATAATCATATCCATCGACAACGTGACCCCGCTGATCGCCGAAAACATCGACCGGTCCAAATCGACCAACGAAAAGATAATCGTCACCTACCGCCCCTACCTGTTGTCCGACCTGTCCAAGCCCCAGCTCGACCCGCCCTACAGTTTTATTTTGCGCACGGTGGACATCACCGAGTCAACCGTCACCGGCAGGGCCACATTTTCTGTCGAGCTGACCAATCGCTCGTTTCCCAACAAAATCTACACCGCCAGAAATTTCCCGGGGATCGCGCGATGAAAGAACACTGGGCCGCCGATCTGATCGGAAAACCGTGGGAGCCCGGCGCGTCGGGTCCGGACTCGTTCGACTGCTGGGGGCTGGTGCGCTATGTCCAGCGACAGTATTTCGGTCGGGACATACCCAGGCTCGGTGTCAACAGCCTGGACCGGCGGGCGGTGATAGACATGTTCCGGTCCACGGATAATTTCCGCCAGTGGGACCGGATAACCGTCGGGGACGGCCTCGTCGAGAGCGACTGTGTTGTCATGTCACCATCACGAGATCCCATCCATGTCGGTGTGGTTGTGTATGTGGACAATATGTTCGGCGTGATCCACAGCATAGATCCCGTCGGGGTCCTGTATACCGGGATGGGGGATTTGTCGATGTCAGGGTGGGTTACGCAACGATTGTACAGGTGGACCGGATGATCGGATTGGCCATTCACATCAAAAATCCATTCGACTATCGCAAGGATTTTACGAGCAAAGAGATTTTCGACCGGACTACCGTCCGCGAGCAGGCGCGGGTGTTTGCCGGCGCCGATGATTTTGCCCGCCCAACGATCTGTGTTTTCAACGGCCAACCGATTTTGCGTCATGAGTGGGGGGCCATAATATCGGACGGTGACGCGGTTATTTTCATCACTCTGCCGCAGGGGGGCGACACGGCGAAAAAAGTCGGGCGCACCGTATTGTCCATTGCGTTGATTGCCGTTGCGCTCACCGTGGCCCCGCACGTGGCGCCGTTTTTGGGGATTACGGGCAAAACAGCCATCGCGTTTACGACGGCATTTGCGAGCGCGGCGATCCTGGCGGGCGGGTATTTTTTGATCAACGCCATGCTGCCCCCGCCGAAATCCCCGACACCCGACATTCAAAACAGCCTGGCGGCCCCGTCACCCACGTACACCCTGTCGGCCCAGGGAAACTATGCCAGGCTCGGCCAGGCCATACCGGTCATCTACGGGCGGCACAAAATTTATCCTGATTTTGCGACAACACCCTACTCAATCTACGACGACAACGTACAGACCCTGTACCAGACATTCGTCGTGGGCCAGGGGGAAAACGCGATACGGACCGTCGACGGGACGAAACAAATTTTTATCGAGGACACGCCCATATCCAATTACGGCAATTACGAGTCCGGCGACGAAACGAAAAAAATAGTCGACTACCGCCTGTTGCAGCCCGGAGAGTCGGCACCGAACGATTTTGAGTTTGAGCGCAACGTCATCCCATCCATAGAGGTCACCGGTGTTGAGCTGCCGGGGCCGGATAACGTGGAGGACTGGACCCCCTGGTACGTCATCACACCGGTCAACACCCTCGCGGACTACATATCCGTTGATATATCGCTGCCGAGCGGGCTCTACAAGATCCCGCCCAACGGCAAAATCGAGGCGCACACGGTGAGCTATCAATTTCAGGCGCGGCGAATCGACAACAACGGGGCCGACATCGACGACGAGTTCGATGTCGCCACGGGCTCCATCAATCGACTCGAGACGAGCGCCTACAGGTTGACCATCAAAACGCGGGTCCCCGTCGGGCGCTATAAAATGCGTGGCAGGCGAACGGACAGCGCGGGCGGCGGCAACACGACCTATGTCCGTAATTTTTGGTGGATCGGGGCGAAATCCCACCTGTTTCGGGACACGACCGACTACGGCGACCTAACGATCCTGCTGGTTAAGATGGCGGCCGTTGGAGGTCTGACGACCCAGAACAGCCGCAAGGTCAATCTCGTCGTTGAGCGCAAGATCAAGACGTGGTCCTCGACATCCGGATGGACGACCGATCCGGTTGCCACGAGGAGCATCGCGTGGGCGTTCGTCGATGCCTGCAAATCATATTACGGGGGAGAGCTGTCCGACAGCCAGATAGACCTGGAGTCCATCGAGGCGCTTGACACCATCTGGACCAACCGGGGTGATACGTTCAACGGGGTCGTCGACCGGAGGCAGTCGCTTTGGGAGATTCTCACGGCAATCGCCAGATGCGGCAGGGCGATACCACTGATCCGCGCGGGCGTGGTCACGATGGTCCGGGACCAGAAGCGGTCGCTCGTATCGGGCATGTTCTCGATGCGCAACATAATCCCCAAATCCCTCAAGATAAACTATGTGATCGCCAACGACCAGGTGGCCGACGCCCTGTCGCTGGAGTATTTCGACGCGGACACCTGGCGTCCCGACACCCTGAGCGTGCAGATTGCCGACGAGGACGGTGATGTGGATCCGGACCCGAACCTGACGGCAGAGGTGAAAATGTTCGGCTGCACGAGCCGCGCCCAGGCGTGGCGAGAGGGCATCTATCTGCTGCGCTCAAATATTTACAGGCGCAAAACAATCACATTTGACACCGAGCTGGAGGGGTACATCCCGACGTACGGCTCCAACATCAGGATATCACATGACATGCCCGCGTGGGGTATCTCCGGTGACATTACCGATCACTCCGACTCAACCGCGACCTATACGACATCCGTCCCGTTGACATTCGAGGCCGGCGAGGATCATTATGTGGCGTTTCGCAAGCGCGACGGCTCCCTGACCGATCCGTACCGGGTCACACAGTCCAGTGGTGGTGATGATAACGTTTTCGTGCTCGACTCCAGCGC